CCACCTGGTGCTTGCATAGCTTTATTTAATCTTCTTTGTTGTTCTTCTAAAGTTTCTTCCATAAAGAAACCTTTTTCCCTTCCAACAAATTGTGATATACCTCTAACAGAATCACCAAGTCCTAATAAAAAAGCCTGACCTATACCAAACTCTGTTTCAGGATCTTTAGGAAATACTTTAGTATCCATTATATCACCACCTTTTAAATATTTATCGTATTTATTTTTAGGTGGTGTTTGATCAGGCAATTCTATATCTAATAAAAATTCTTTATTATCAGGTATATTATCTTCATTAAATTGATTAGGTTGAGGATTTACACCCTCTAAATATTTATCATATTTTGAAGCCATTATTTAAAATTGTGGTGTATATTGTGTTATGCCAAAACCAGCAATAGTTTGTAAAAAATCTTTTCTAAGTTCTGCTAATCTTTCTTGTTTAATTTCATCAGATAAATCACTTGCTTTTATTTGAAAAGCTATTGCTGATGCTTCTTCTATTTCTTTTTCTAAAGCTGGAAACATTTTTACTGCTTTACCTTTTGAATATAACATACCATCATTAGCAAGTTGTATACCTGGTGCATTTTGATTTAACTCAGATGGAGCAGGTGCAGCATCACCAGTTCCTATATTAACTTTTATTGTTGATTTAGGAACACTTATTTTTTCTGTTTTTTCTGCTGCTTCTTTAGCTGTTTCACCTTCTGCACGTTTTGCACTAATAGCACCTACATCTTCACTGCCAAGAGTTGTTTGAGTTTCCTCTACTTTAGTTCCTGTTTGTGTACCCTCAGTTGTACCTGGTTGTAATGTTGTAGTTGTTACTGTAGAACTAGGTAAATAACCAGTTATTCCAAACTGACTTGATAAAATATAATCAATGTATTTTTCTCTAGCATAATCAACTAATCCAAGTTTGTATCCACCGTCTACAGCTTCTTTATATCCTGATGTTATAAAATCTGCTGTTGGTTTTCTAGCATCATCTTTATCAAATGTAAATTTAAATGTTCCTAATTGTTGATTAAAAAATTGTTTATCAAAATTTTGTCTTGCTTGTGTTAATCTTGAGGTATGTCTTGCATTATTAAAATCAAATATTTCCCCACCTTTACCACCAACTTCAAGTCCCAATAAACTTGCAGCATCTGCTGGCTGTGCTGGTTGAACTGAAGGACCCTCTAAAGCTGTAGTTAATCTAGCAGTAGCAGCAGCTTCATCACCTTTTCCTAAAGGTTCTCCAATAAATCTAGCAAGTCCTGTTGGTGTTTCACCTATTAATAAATCTTTAATATTTTTTGTATCTTTTAAAACAGTATCAACATAAGCACTTCGATCTTCTAACGCAGATTTTCTACTACCTATAAAAGATGTTTGAATTAATTTACTATAATCTTCTGGTTCAGCTGCATTAATTTTATTAACTATATCACCAATATTATATTTATCAGCAAATCTTATTTTAATAGCTCTTGCTAAACCTTCCTCAGTGCCTGAATCAAATAATCCCATTGCATCCATACCATCTGCAACTTTTTGATCATATGTAGATGCATATTTTTTCTTTAAGTCTTCTTGTGCTTTTATCAACGCTTTTTCTTTAGGTATTTCTACACCTAATACATGTTGAGAAACACTATCTACTACGCTTGCAGCTATATCATCTGATACTTGTTTTTGTCTTTGTAATTCTGTAAGTGCACCTGTTGCAAAAGGTACTAAAAATCCATTTGCCATTATTTAGTCTCCTCTGGTTTAGCTAATAAACCTTTTGCTTTTGGTTTAGCTTCTACTGCAGGTTTATCTAAATTCATATTTTCCATTTCTTTAGTTTCTCTAGCTTGTTTTAATTTTAACATATTAGTTTTAAATTCTTTATTTCCAGTATCTTCTAATGACATTTTTAAATTTTTAACTCCAGCTCTCATACCTATAGCTGCTATCATTTCCATGATTGCTCCTGCTAAAGTAAATCCTAAATCAGGAGTAAATTCACCTTCCATAAATCCCGCAAATACAATTGTTCTTGCTATGCCTTCTACTGGCATACCTGCCTCTAATAAATATATCATTTCTTCAACTGCTTCAGGAGTTGTCATTGATCTCCATATTTCTTCTAAAACAATTTCAGGATCTGTTTGTCTTGGTGCGTGTTCCCAAGGATAGTTACCTGGTTCATCAGTAAGAGATTGACCTGGTACAGGTGTATTAAACGGATCAAACTCTGGTGGTAATGTATTATCTCCAATTGATTTCATAATTTTCTATGCCTTTAAATATGCTTTTGATATTACAAAGTCTTTCATTCTAGCTCTGTTTTCTTTTAATAATTTCTCTGGGTCAGATTCTGCTATCGCACCAAAACTACTTTTTCCTGCCATTGTAGGTCTTGAAACACCAATTCCTATTTTCTTAAATCTTGGTCTGTTTCTTTGTGCTTGTGATAATGTATTAAGTGTATCCCTATATGCTTTTAGATAATCTCCAGATTGAGCTTCTATAAATGCTTCTTTAAGTTCTTCTTTTAAACTTTTATTACTTTGTTTACTTTTAGGTAAACCTATTTCAACATTACCTTCATTTGTAGGTTTTCTTCTAGGAACTTCTTCTCCTTCACTATACATAGATGCAAATTCTTTTGTAACGTTTGATATTGCATTTCTAAATAATTGTTTTGTATTATATGACATTAATTACCCCTATGGTGTTTTATTTTGAATAAATTTAGTAAACATATTCATGCCAAACTGACCTAACATTGCATACAGTGCAGATGTTTGTGCAGAGTTTTGTAAATCAAATGCTGTAGTTCTTTCTAATGCTGCAACTGCAAGGTTATGGTTTCTATTCATTTCATTTTCAGAAGATTGATTAACCCAAGATGCTTCATCTCTCCATTGTTGCCACAATGACGATAATGCAAAGTTGCTTAAATTTAATAAGTTTTGTGCATTAGTTTGATTAGCAGCATTTACTGCAGCTGTATTAGCTGTATTAATCTGTCTTCTCCAAGTTACATTTGATTGGTCAATAACTCTTTGATTCTCTACATTAAATCTTTCTCTTTGACTTTCAAGTGTAGCATTAAATTGATTTAGTGCAGCTGTTCTTTGTGCGTTTGCATCAGCTATAGCTGTAGCATTTTTTGCATTTAATGCTGTAACTTTATTTGCTTCTGCATTATTAAACTGTGCTAATGCATCTGATCTTCTAGCATTTTGTTCTTGAATGTTTGTATTTAATGTGTCATAAAATTGATTGACTTGATTTTGACTTGTAGCATTAAATTGTAATGCAGCATTTCTAGCAGCATTGTCAGTTAGTAGTTGTTGTTGTTGTGCTTGTAAATTTTGTAAATTAGTTTGCTGATTATTTGATAAATTAGCCATATCCATTTGTAGATATGATTGTGCATTTATAACAGCAGCTTGTTGGTTATTAGCTAAGTTTTGAAATATAACTTGTTTGTAAGTATTTGCATCAGCTTGTGCTATTGGTATTGATGATCTTAATATACCTTCAGCTAGTGCTTCTGCTAACATTGTAGAAGAACCTAATCCTCTAGCTTGCATAGTAGCTTTAGCAGCTTCAGCAGCACCTCTTGCAAATGCAGGTAATGGCGAACCTGTACTTAAAGATTGTTGTATATCAGATGATATATTTTCTAATTGACCTTGTACTGTTGCTTTAGGATCTAATGATGCTAATGATTGTGTAACACCTGTCATAGGAGCTGTTACAGTTCCTTGTGCAGCAGTCATTGTAGGTGCTGTACCAATAGTTGCAGCTGTAAATTGAGATGCAGTCTGTGGTGTAGCAGCTGTTACTTGTTGACTTGTTGCGGGTGTGGCTGCAGTTGCAGTTGGAGCAGTAGCAGTAGGTATTGATGCAGCTACAGTTCCAGTAACACCTGGTGTTGCTAATAATTCATTTGTTTGTACATTTTGTACAGTTGGTGTTATTGAAGCACCCTGTGGTAATGTAGGTGTACTTAATAAACTATCTATTAAACTAACAGCCTTTTTACTACTAGTCTGTTCAGACTGTGTTGGTGCTAGTGTTCCTGTTGGTAGTGTCGCCATTATCTCCCCTGTCTTCTATATTTTTTTGTCATTCTTTTTTCATCTTTATTTAAATTTTTTTTATGTCGTCTAGGTCTTTTCTTTGGTTTTGGTCGTGGTGTAAAATTTTTAAAATTAACACGAGCCATTGTAATTATGGTTTAGTTGGAAATGTAGCGTTGTTACATTTTTCAACAGTATCTTTATCTGCAGGCAGGTCCCTTAATTCCTGTCTGTATGTTTTCATGTCGTCTGACATAGTAACATCAGATAAAGCATAAAAATCTGTTTCAGCTAATAGTCTATTTCTTTTGAATCTAAGATTAGCTTGTGCTCTAGCAAGAGCACCATCTGCCCATGCTTTCTCTTCAGCATCTCTAGCAGCTTCTTCTTCTGCCGTAAACTGCACTATGTTTCCATTTATGTTATGATATCTTGGCATTGTTTTTCCTTATTATTATTAATTAATTCCGTATAAAACTATATTCCCACTATCTATATTTCCTGTGTCCATCTTGAATTGTACTGCATCTATTGCACTTGTTGTATTTCCATATCCAGCAACATGATGGTCAAGTGCATAATCAACTCCGCTAGCGTGATTCATTGTACTTGCGGTTCTGCCAATAAAATGCTTAACGTGTGAAGTATTCGAGGGGTCAAATAAATGTAAAAAACCTGAACAACCATGATCGTTGTCATTCCCACCTGACCATAAAAGACGTTGAAAATTTGTACTTTGTGCTAAATCAGAAGAGGTAACATAATAAAGTTGTGTATCAGAACCATCTTCATTATGATAAGCAGTAAAAAATGATGACGTTTTTGTAATATTATAATTTGAGCCAGAGTCAGAACTTAAATTAAATAAAAACTCTGCATCGTTAGTCGCTGGGTGCATATTAAAAAAATAAAAAATATATTCCTTGTAAGTATTATCTAATACAACTGAACTAGAACCATCAACAAATGATAAAGTTGCAGAACTAGAAGCTGTTAATTTTTTAATAAGTGTCATAGAACCACCAGTAACATTACCAAAACTAGTTACATTTTTTACTGCATTATTATTTAATTTTACAATACTCATTAGCTGTCCTTAATTCCATAGAGTTTAATTGTGCCTGAATCTATATTACCAGAGTTCATTCTAAAAATAATTGCATCGACTGCAGAAGTAGTATTTGCATATCCAGCTACATAATATTCAACAATACCACTTGCTTCATTATAAGGTGCTCTTATTATAAAATGTTTTACAAAAGTTGTAGATGATGGGTTAAATAAAAGCATTTCTCCACAAAAAGATTCATCACTATCTATTCCTATATTATTTGCAATTTTTTGATCTCCTGTACCATTTGCTAAATCATTTCCAGTTTGATAGCTTAGTGCAGCTCCACTATCATTTTCAGCATGATATGATTGAAAAACAGTTGAAGTTTTAGATACATTGTAGTTTGATCCAGTATCAGCTGATAAATTAAAATATAAATGTTCTTGTTCTGATGGATGTATATTAATAAACTTAAATAAATAAATAGGATATGTATTATCTAAAACTACATCTGAACTTCCATCTACAAATGACAATGTAGAGCTAGAACTAGCAGTTAAAGTTTTAATATGTGTCATAGCACCTGAAGAGACACTAGCAGCACTTGTTATACCGCTTATACTATTATTGTTATATTTAACTAATGCCATATAATTTAAAAACTCCTGAGTCTATATTACCTGATGAAAATTTAAATTGAACTCCATCAATCGCAGTTGTGGTGTTACAATAACCACCAACATAAAATATTTGACTATTATTTCCTGAATCATAATTATTTGTTTTAGCAATAAAATGTTTTACAAATGTCGTTGATGATGGTTCAAATAAATGCAAAGTTCCACTTACACACTGATCATTGTCTGCTCCTACTGATTCTCCGAGATTTTGAAAATTTGTAGATTGTGCTAAATCATTACTTGCTTTATATTCTAAAACATTACCAGAATCATCTTCGTTAAGATTTGCAAGAAAAACTGAAGTTGTTTTAGTAGCATCATAAGCTGTGCTTCCATCTCTAAAATTAACTTGAAAATTTGCAGCATCTGATGATGGGTGAACATTAATATACTTAAGTACATATTCTTTATAAGTTGAATCTATACCTGAAGCAAAACTTATTGTAGATGAACTTGATGCAGTTTGTGTAGATATAAGAACCATTGATCCACCAATTACACCACTTGGTACGCTTGTAATCGCTGACATGGAGTTATTGTTGCAGAACAATACTGACATTTATTACTCCTTTGGATATTTATCTTTTACTGCTTTAATAGTAGTTTTCCAACCATCTATACCATTATGATATATATCATCTAATTGATCTACAATAGATGGATATTCTTCTTGTCTTTTTGAAATGTATTCTATCTCTCCCATTTTAGTTTTTATATCTTCTTTTGAAATGGGTGTTGTATTATCGTTCCAAATTATTTCACAAGTATCAATATTATCTCCATGAACTGTTGCTTCTGCACTAGGATTTATTTTTAAAATTGCATTAAGAATTTTCATTTATGCTCCTATTTCCATTAAAATTAAATTTGATAAAGAATCTGCTCTACCAAATAAACTTGTTCCGCTACTGCTTTTAAAATGAACAGTATACGTTATTGCAGATGTTGTATTAGGAGATAATAAACCTACAAAAGATACAGATCTCATAGCATTAGCGTTTCCTTCTATAGCAGTTAAACCTCTGCTTTCACCACCTGATGCATAGTTTGAACCATCATATAAATCAAAAACAGTTATTCCACCAGCTATTTGCCCTATTCCACTCATAAAAAAAGCAACTTTACTTGATGTTGCACTAGGAGTTATTGCTGCATTTAAACCACTTGCAACAAAAGAACTGCTTGATGTAGAACTTTCAGCATTATGTGTTCCTGATACTACTTGTAAAACTTTCCCACCAGCACCACTTGCTAGTTTTGCAGCAGTAACAGCATCATCAGCGAGTTTTGCAGTAGTTACAGCACTGTCTGCAATACTTGCAGTAGCTACAGTGCCATCACTAGGTGTACCTATATTTAATACGTCACCTAATAAAATTATAAAATCTATAACATCACCTGTTGCTA